ATGCTCTCCGACCTACGCGAATCCGGCGACATCGAGCAGGACGCCGACATCGTCGTGTTTCCCTACCGCCCTGCCTACTATGACATTAAGGAAGACGACATGGGTAACCCCACCACGGACTTGTCTTAGCTGATTTTCGGCAAGCACCGCAACGGCCCGCTGGATGAGTTGATCGTGGGCTCTACCTTGCACAATGGCCGCTACTTCGATCTGTAGTCGGCTGTGCCCGTCGGCCCACCACACGGTGCCCCAGGCCACGAATCGCGTCCCACCCGGCGCACGGCCACCCCTAGCGAATTCATGCCTGATGAAACAGACCCCGGCTTCTAATGGAAATCATCCTGCTACCTCCCGTTCCCGCCGCCCTTCGTTCCTTGGCGGCCAAGCAACTCGCCAGACCAACTCAGACTACCCGCCGCACGGTGCTGCAGCACCTCATTCATCTCGCGCGCTTGCACCGCAACATGCAGGAAGTTATGCTGGAACGCACCAAGCCCGAGCACTGCCTCACGCGCCAGCCCAATAAGCAGGCTGCTGCCTGGCAACACCGTCTGCGGGAATTCCACCTTTCCCGCCGGGCTTTACGCCATGCCTACGACGCCTACCTGCAGGCGGCGCCGGCCGTGGCCCAGGCTATGAGTGACTGGCAGACGCAGCAGGGGATTGCGCCGGGCACCCACTTCACCTACGAACACGATGATGATGCTCTCGTGCTCTACCTGCAGCCGGTCCTGTCAGCACTGGAAGCGGAGGCAGATGCGCTGAAAAAACAGGCTATCGAGCGCTGGGTAGAAGCTACGCACAACTACTTCCGCTTGCTGATTCCACCTTCATTGGGCCTGGCCGCTTGAGTGTTAACTGTCACAGTAGGGGAGGGGCGCTTTCGGGCCCAGTGATGGGGCTCCCCCTACCACGTGGTGGAAACGGTAGAGGAAGCCCTACGCTTGGTTACGGCTTTGGGGCCTTGATGAAGAGCAGAGTGGGAGATGCCTCACTTCCGCTTAAGCGCTCTTTTAATTCATACCCCTCTTGCTGAAGCCGCTTAATGGTGGAATAATACAGCTCATTAATGCTCACTGCGTATTTCTCCAACCCTGAGCGCAGGGTGATGTCAATAACCTCGCTTTTACCCTCTCCTCGGGTAATAACCACTTTGCGAGCCGACAGATCAATGCGCGCCGCAGCCCAGCATAAAGAATAGTTTTTTCATAGGCCCCCAAGATAGGTAACCACTTTCAGCAACTCCCCTTATGCTCGCCTCTGTCCACGAAAAAAGGCCCACCCACCGAGCGAGCCTTTCAGATCAGTTCCATAGTAGCCGTTGCTTCATGCGCCGGTATTCTGCTGTGAAGCACGACTCGCCTGTACATTAGATAGTTCGGCTTTGATTTTCGCTAACTTGAATTTTAGCCAGCTGCGGTCCTCCTCTGTCTTGGCCTCGTCAAAGCGAGTAGTCAAGGCTTCTATTTCAATTTGCAACAGGTAAGCTAAGTCCAGTGTTTCGTGTAACATGTTAAGGGTATGGTAAAACGGGTGGGAGTGGAGCGTAGACCTAAGGGGTTCTAAAACTACTCAATGGTCCCCTACGAAGCATCCAGGTACTTCGTTCAGCTTCGCCACTAGCCCATAGCACACCACGTGCCAGGATATACCCGTTCCACGTTGGTTTCTATTCTTTCTGCGAAAACTGTGATGTTTGTTCCGACAAGTCTTGCAGTGTCGCTAGCTCGGTTAACAGGCGGTTGGCACTAAACAAGCCGGCTATCGCAGCCCAGTGCTGTAACCGCCGATCAGCGGCCGTTTGTGGCATTGGAAGGTGTTGTGCTTCTGGCCTCAGCGAGTGTCCTGTCTTCATATCTCCAGCACGTTAGTGTGCCCTAGTATACACAATCTTTCCCTAATCCCTATGCTGACTAGCAACAGTTCTCCCACCTACCTTCCCATCCTGGCCCTAGTCACCATTCCCGCTTGGCAGTCCCACGCAGAACTGCTCCGCCAAGTGCTCTTCCAACTCGACCCAAAGAGCGGCGCCGCATCCTCGACTACTTCAGCCTGCCACCTGAGCCGCCCAGGCGCAAGGCCTACCCGATTGGCGAGTGCATGCAAGCGACCCGCCGGGTAGCCGAACTCCTAACTCCTGCACGCGCACCCGAGTTGGCCCCAGGCCAGAGCGCGGGCTACAGTGGCTCGCGACCTAGGTGTCAGCACTGTACAGTTGCGCCGTATGCTCCGCCACGTCAATCAGTAAAACTGCGCGACGCTTTTGGGCATCGGCGTTTTGTATTCAAAAAAGGGTAGTTGAAGCTTGCAAGGCCTGTGAAAAACAGGCAAGAACAGGCAACTACCCCCGTGGCAAAATATAACAAAGGCAAGTCCGGAAACCCATCCGGACGCCCGAAAGGCGCGAAAAGCAAGTTCACAACTGCTCTGGTTGAGCGGATTGAGGACGTGTTGACCAAGCTCGACGAAACGCTGCTGGAAGATATTGAGAAGCTTACCCCTGCTAAGCGGGTGGAGGCCTTTTTACAGCTGCAGGAGTACGCACGGCCCAAGCTCAGCCGCAAAGAGCACACGGGCGAAGGCGGTGGCCCGATTGAAATTTAGACCATCCGGCTAACGGAGGTAAAGTGGGAGGGCCAGTCATGAGCACTGGCACTCTTGACATCCGGCATACCAGCGTCTTCACCCGCAACCTAGATGCTGCCCAGACGCCCGACGCGCATTGTCGTTAATCAGGTCGGCACGCGAAGCAGCAAGACGGTAAGCTTGGTGCAGCTGGCCATCTACCTATGTCTAACGCAGCCGGGCATCTTGTTCAGCATCGTGCGTGAGACGCTGCCTGCGCTGACTGCCACCGTATTACGTGACTTTGAAGAGCAGCTGGCAGCCTTGGAATTGCATAAAGTGCTCGACAGCCACAACAAGAAGGATCACCTCTACACGTTCCCGAACGGAAGTCAAGTAGAGGACTTCAGCATTGATGATGCCCAGAAAATACGCGGGCGAAAGCGCGACTACTTGCTGGCGAATGAGGCCAATGAACTGCGGCTCGATGACTGGCGCCAACTGATCTTCCTCACCAGTAGGGTCCTGTTTATTGATTACAACCCTAGTGAGGAGTTCCACTGGCTCTATGACGAGGTGGTACCACGTCAAGACTGTGTCTTTATCCAAAGCACCTACCGGGATAACCCTTTCCTGCCTGCTACCATCCTGCACGAAATCAAACTGCTGGAAGCGGCTGACCCTAACTATTGGCGCGTGTACGGCCTAGGAGAGCGAGGCGTAGCCGGCACCACCATCTTCACCCACTGGCAGCAGTGCGCCACCGTGCCTGCCCATGCCCAGCACAAGCGCTACGGCCTCGACTTCGGGTATAATCACCCCACTAGTCTAGTCGAGATCAATGAAACGCCTGAGGCCCGCTACTGGCAGCAGCGCCTGTACCAGTCGCAGCTCACCACACCTGACCTAATTGAACATCTGAAGCGGCTGATTCCAAACAAGCGCGATACCATCTACGCTGACCACGCCCGGCCTGAAATCATTGAGGATATCCGGCGGGCCGGCTTTCACATCACAGAGGCTGATAAAGCTGTGAAGGCGGGCATAGACGACGTGAAGAGCAAGCCCCTGTTCGTCACGGCTGATAGCGTGGATCTGATCAAGGAGTTGCGGGCCTACAAGTGGAAAACCCTGCGCTCGGGTGTCATCCTCGACGAGCCCGTGAAGGTGAACGATGACGTTATTGACGCGGGCCGCTACGGTACCTACTCCTACACGCTGCAGCACAAGACCAGCGCCCCGATTACCGTTTCCCAATCCTTTGGCCCCAACCGCCGCCGCTAATGCTTATGCTCCCTCTCCACACACTACCCGCCTGCTGGGGTGATATTACCCTGGCTCAGGCCGTGAAGCTGGAAGCCCTGGGGGGATGCCAGTATTCAGGACTGCCTGGCCTTGCTGTTGGATTGCGGTCTTCCCGACCTGCTCCAGCTGAGCGGGCCCGAGCTAGGGGCTGCCTTGCATCAGGTACTGTTTCTAGCTGCTGATGCCAAGCCTGACTTCACATCCTTCGTCGGCCTACATCCATCTTCCTAGGTGATGTAGAGGTGCCGATCCTCGACACGCTCGAAGACCTGAGCTTCAGGCAAGCTGCCGATATCGGCGCCCTAATGCACGATCATACAGCGGATATTCCCCAGCTGCGCCTGCTGGTGCTGGCCACCATCCTCCAGCCCGCCTACGCTGGTATCGCCTACGACTCCGACCGGGTAGCCGTGGTGGAGGCACTGTGTCAGGAAGTTAAGCTCAGGCATGCGCTGCCGCTCACTGATTTTTTTTGCCGACTACGACCGCATCCGCAGAGCCCACGCTGCTCAGCTCAAGCGCATCCCCTTAAGCCGAGCCGAGCAAGCCGCGGGCGTGGGTAAGTTCTCCGAGGAGTGGGACGCCCTGGCTGTGGTAGATGCCTTAGCTGGGGGCGATAAGACCCGCTGGGACTACTTCTTCCAGAAAGCCTGGGGAGAGGTCAATACCATGATTGAGCTGGAAAACCACAAAGCCTACTACCGCTACCAGGTGCAGGTGCAGCAGGAACGGCAACAGAAACGATAGGCTTAGCGCAGGAGCTTCCTCGCTGCTACAATCAGGACAATAGGCACCCAGATTGGCCAAAGGATGGCTAGCCAAAACATCGCATATCGAATAGGCATATCCTGCCCTGCTGCCCCTAGAAGGGCAAATAGAAGCAGAGCAGACACAACAAGGATCATAAATGGGCGCATTCTTTAAAATAGTAACCCAGCATAATAAATCCTATCGCACCCACCTCTTGAGCAATAGCCCAAATCCTACTACGAAAAGAACGAACAGCAAAAACGGCCCACCCACTATGAGGAGGATAAGCGCCACACCTGCCATATCCTCTAGGGTGACTCGTTGCTTCAGCCAAAAGGTGATGGCAGGAAGCAGCAGCATACAGACGAGAAGCAGCACTAAAACAATACGCACGAGTATAGCCATGCCCCCAAGATAACCACCCGATGCAATATCCCATTCCCACTCTACGCGCCTGCGCTGCCCTGGCCATTCCCGGCTGCCACTTCGCCCATGGTGAAAAGGAAGAGGCCAACATCATCCTCGATCAGCTCACGCCCGAAAGCCGAGTAGTGCTAGTCGAAGACAAGATGCTGGTAACGCCTACCGTAAACAAATTCGGGGTACGCACTACGGTCACCTTTCAAGCTACCGTGTCGGGGCTGGCCTACTCGCAGATGACCGATGATGCGGAGGCTAGAGGCCCGCGCATGGATAGCCTGCTGAATCAGGCCTTGGCGCTGCTATCGGCACTGGAGAAGCACCCGAGCCTAGCCAAGGTCATGAGCCGCAGCATTGTGATGGCTTACAATCAATTCGACGCCAACCTCGACGGGGTGGTGATGCAACTCGACCTCACGCCTGCCGAGCGGGCTTCCCTGTGCTAGCCATGAACTTAGCCGAGCTGCTCAATGCCGAGTTTACCCGCACCCAGCAAGAGCTAGGCGACAGCATCACGCAGTCTGGCCAGCGGGCTACAGGCCGCACTATTGCTGCCCTGCGGCGTGAGTCTAGCCCCGAGCTAGCCCGCCTCTACGGCCCCGCTCACCTTGGCGCCCTGGAAGAAGGCAGCGGCCCTGCTCGGAACCCGGATGCGAAGCCCGGCCGCGCCATGATTGCCGATATCCAGGCCTGGCTACAAGCCCGCGGCTATGATGCCTCTCCCTGGGCCGTGGCCACATCCATTCTGCGCAAGGGTACGCGCTTGTTTCGCGGCGAAGATCCGCGCTTCGCTAGGCCCACGGGCACGCTGCGCGACGTGCTACAAGCTAGCCGCGCCCGTCTGCGCACCGATCTAGCCGCCGAAACGCGCCGCTCCCTGCGCTCGGAGCTCTTCGCTGACCTCACTTCTACAACCGCTTACTAATGCCCGCACTCGATACCGTTACTATTGGCGTTCAGCACACCTGCTCCACTACGGGTGGTGGGGCAGAGCTACGCGTTACCGTGCGCAGCACCTCTTCGGAGGGGGCCACATCCGTGTTCTGCTCGGTGCAGGGCGCGGATGGCACGCTGCAAACGCTGGGCAGCACGGGCGCCTCGGCTACACTTAAGTTCGGTGGCGTTAAGGATGGCGAGTACACCATCACGGGTGGTGATAACACGGGCCTGGAGTCGGAGCCTCGCACCTACACGGTCGCCTGTGGTAACGTGGGTACGGCCGAGAGCTGCGACCTGAGCGTAACGGATCTGAAAGTCTACCAGCCTACCCAGGCAGGTGCTACAGGCAGTATGAGCGTGCAGGTAGCTACCTCAGCTGCCAACTACACCGTTAGCGTTACCCGCCTCTCCGACAACTTCACCGAGCAGCTAGCGCCCATCTACACGCCCGGTCAGTTTCAGGCAGGAGCCGTGCCAGCAGGCAGCTACCGCTTCAACTTCCAGGATGCGCGCGGTTGCAAAGCTTCCGTGGATGTAACTATCAACGCGGCGTCGGCACCACCGGTAGTCGTGCCACCACCCCCGGTGCCCCGCTGGTTTGCGGTGGGTGGCTTGCAGCCCCGGCCCGCGTACCTAGCTACCCCCGTCAGTAGCCTGCATGATAGCAATTTTGCTCCCCGCATCGGTCTGCACGTGGTGGTAGAGCTACGACGAGATGGGCAGGAGCTACCATTTGCCCGGCTGCGCAAGACAGTCCGGAAGGAAGCCGAGCAGGTCGATATCTCCCAGGCCCTGCACACGCAGCTGCGGCCCGAGGCCCGCTACCCCGTGGGCGTGGTGACGCATGATGCCGATGCTACCCTAGCCTTTCGGGCCCGCTACCGCGAAGCCGATCAGCAGGGTGAAGGCGACTGGCAGGAAGAAGACGTGGTGCACTACGCCGTGCTCAGTGCGTTGCCTGAGTTCGATCCCACTACGGCGTATCTGGCCAGCGCCACCACTCCAGCCAAGCCACTCAGCGCCTTTGCCAGTGGGCAAGCCGTCGCCTGGAATGGTTTGCCGCTGGATGTGGCCGTGTGGCTGCCCACGCCACGCCCTGCCACCTATGCTGAGTTCGTGTACCGCGATGGCCTAGGCCGCACGCTCGATGTACGTTCCATTGAACTGCCTGCCTCTTTGCCGGCTGGGGTTACGCGCGTGCCGCTGCCCCTCAAGCCGCATGCGCAAGCCTCTACGGTAACCTTTCAGCTCACCGACACGGCCCGCACTTCGGCGCCTGATGAGCTGCCACCCGTGCGGCCTGAAGCCCACGACTATGCAATTCCGGATCTCAACGATAACGATTACCGCTAATGGCAACCACTACTGCCCAACTTCAACAAGAGCTTGATACGCTAAGCCGGGATATCCTGGGCACCCTGCAGCCAGGAGCTAACGTTTCCGGCCCTCAGCTAGCCGCGCTGCTTACTCGGCACACTACCCTGACCAAAGACCTCTCGGCTATGCAGGCAGCGGGCGCATCGGTCCTGCGCTACGGCACGGGCGTGCCCAGCAACAGCCTCGGTACGGATGGCGACCTCTACCGCAATACGGCCAATGGCGATGAATACCAGAAGGTGGCAGGCTCTTACGTCCTGCGGCAGAACCTGAAGGGCAAGGATGGCTATACGCCCCAAAAAGGCAAGGACTACGTTGATGGCACCGATGGCTTCGATGGCAATGAGATTGTGGATAAGACCTACGCACCCAAGGCAGCAGATAATGCCGGCTACAAGGAAGGGGATCAGTGGTTCTACACCATCAGCCAGAGCAGCTATGAGCGCTATGCTCACCTAAACGGAGAGTGGAGACTGGTTTTTCGGAAAGCTGAGACAACGACTACGCCGCCTGTCTCAGCCGATACGCAGGCGCCGAACCTCAGCTTTACCGCGCCTGCCTCGGGGGCTACGGTGCCCGTGGGCACCCAACTGACGCTCACAGCCACGGCAACTGATAACGTAGCCGTGACGACCGTAGAGTTTCTCAACGGGGCCACCGGCGCTAGCCTAGGCCAGGGAGCTAAGAACGGCAACACGTACACGCTGCCCTATACCGTCAGTGTTGCCGGCCCGCTCTCGTTGGTTGCCAAGGCATCGGATGCGGCTGGCAACGTGCAAACGGGTACCGTCAATATTACGGTGCAGGCTCCCGGCGGTAACGTGCTGCCGGTGGCCAATGCCGGTTCCGATGTCACCCTGCAGCTGCCCACCAACCAGGTAGCGCTGATGGGCTCTGGCACAGATTCGGACGGTACTATTTCGGCCTACGCCTGGTCCCAGATTACCGGGCCCAACAATGCAACAGGCATTCCGGCTACTACGCAGAATGTGGTAGTGAGTGGCCTAGTGGCGGGCATCTACCAATTCCGCCTCACTGTTACGGATGACAAGAACGGGCAGAAGTCGGATGACGTGCTAGTGACGGTGAATGCGGCGCCGGTGAGCACTTCTCTACCAGTGCGACTGCTCACGTTTGATGACAACCACAACCCGCATCTGTTAGCCGGACCGAACAGGCGCTCCTTTACCAAGGAAATAGGGCTGAATGTAGTGCTTACGGGTACGAAGAAAATACATGACACCTATGGTTTCATGTACGGGGGAGAACAGTACTACATGTCCTCCGACTATCCCGGCAACCCGTACGAGGTCACTACTATTACCCTTTACAAAGCCAATAATGCCGGAACTGATTATGTAACGCTTAACCCAGTGGCCTCCATTGATTTCAGTGTACCAGGCCGCATTCCATCAGGCATTGGTGGCTATTCTGGTATTGGCCCTCGGCCAGTAATTAGTTCGCCTACGGTCTTTCTGCGTCCGGGGGGCAAACTGGGCATTATCGTAATGTACCAGCCCAATACGTACGACGGAAGTAACAGCTACGGCATTTTCGTCGAGGCCAGCGGCATTAACCTAGCACAGGTCAGCAATGGCATCCTGCTTACAGGTAGTGCTCTCACCTATGACCAAGGTAATAAGGCCACCAATACCCCTGGCAGTTTTATTGATTTTGCCTTGCGCCGCATTGGTGGCATGTATTACCTAGCCTACCGCTGCTTTGAGAAATTCAACACGGCAGAATATGGCATGGGCTTACGACTTGCTCGGTCACCTAATGTGCTCGGGCCCTATAATGACATAGCTGCCAACCTACTAGCCACAGCCTACAACAGCGAAGGGGCAACCGACATCACGGTTACCGCCGAGGCGCCCGATCTGTATGAGAATGCCGATGGTACCATTGATTTCCATTTTGATGATTACGCGGGCCTGGGCATGCAGTATGGCACTTTCCCAGCCGGCAACATCTCCCGTGCTAGCCTGTCCACCCTAACGCAGATCACGGGCCCTAACAACTTAAAACTACGGCATAGCTCTTCGGTGGATATTACCGGCTCCATGCCGGTGTATCCAGACGATGCCAGCACAGCCCAAATCACTTACTCGGCACCGCCAGCGACGGGCACACCTACTTTCTCTTTTATGACCACGAAGAAGAGCGAGACAGCTACTGATGCCGTGTTTGATTACACGATTTCCACGCCGGTAGCCAGTGCTACACCTGTCAAAATCCCGATTCAGATTTCGAAAGCAGGCACTACGAGCATTATTATATTTGACTTTCCAGCCAACACACTCAGCAGAAGTGGATCTGGCACATCGGAGCGGGGCCCGAATGGGTACACCAACACTCAAACCTTGCTGTCCTCAACGGCATCAGGTGCTGTTGGGCCGTATAATCTGGCCGCAAACAGTTCCTCGTCATTTAATGTGACGGGTACGCAGGCAGCCAGTACGGCACCTCCCATTGTCACACTGTTTTTAGGTGATAAGACATTAGAAGGGGACCGAGTAAACTTCCCCGCCCTGTTCTCGGTAGACCGGATTCTTGCGCAAGACCTGACGGTATACACCGACGTAACCAAGGGGGCCGATGCACCATTGCGAGTGTCAAATATCATTAAGGCTGGTAGTAGCTCAGCCGCCTTCTACGGCTATTCAGAGCGGCGTGATGCTACGTATTTGAACACCCAAGCCTTGGTAGCCAACGCGGCCTACAGTATTGGTAGCCCTAGTGGTGGCTCATTCCAGGTGCTAGGGTTGCAAACCACTGGGGGCGGGGGCTATGAGGAAGGCACCCCGACTAAAATCCTCGATAGCAATTCTAGCTTCGCCCTGGCGGGAAGCATGCAGATAGCTCCCGCGCCCAACACCGACGATGGGACCATGCTCTACGTGGAGGCTGGCAAAGACGGTACGGCTACTATTCAGCTCACCAACTGCGTTGGCGTGGATGTAGGCTTCCAAACCTATGATGGCATCCCCGTTCGCTTTGATGTGCAGATAGCTGGCAGTACGTACAACATCAATGTAGCCAGCCCGCCCGCCTCAGCCTCTAGTGTCAGGCTGCCCACTACAGGCGAGCGCATTCAATTCCCCAGGGGTAACTACACTCTTACATTGATTGGTAGGGCAGCCTATAACTCGGCGCTGTATGCCGACTTTATCCTAGCCTACTATTAACAAAAAGCCCCAACCTGCAGAGGTTGGGGCTTTTTTGTGCCTTTTGTAAACTTCGTGGCGTTTTGAGCCTACTTCGTGGCGTTTTGGCGGGAGGCTAGTTGCGCTCCTACAGCAGAGGTAGCACCTTCGCTGGCATGGACGTGTATACCCAGCCTCTAGTCATTCAACTTCAGCCGTATTGCCCTGGCTCTGGGGTGTATCTGCGCTGGCTTTCGCCCCTGGGCAACTGGGAAGGCTGGCTATTTGAGGGTGATATTGACGACTCAACGCCCGCGCCCACGGGCAACACCTTCCAGCCAGCCAGAGGAGCGGCGCTGAAGCTGCGCAGCACAACTAGCACCCGCCGGTTGTTGCGAGCCGGCAACCTCACGCCCAGGCAGCATGCTGTGCTCAGCACCCTGCAGGATAGCCCCCAAGTTTACATGCAGGATGCGGGCGGGGCGCTTATGCCCGTGACTGTAGTGCCGGCTACTACGGGCCGGACTTCCGCTGAGAGCCGCACCGAGTTCGATGTAGAGATTGACCTCGGGCCCCGTAATACACTCACGCGCATCTAATGGCGGCGGCTCTCATTTTACGCGATGGGCAGCGCTTGCCACTCGCGGCTGATCAGCGGGTAGGCCTGACCGTGCAGGCCAATGACATCCTGAAGACGAGTAGCGTGCAAAGCGACTACTCCAACACACTCACGCTGGCTGACACGCCCGAGGTGCGCGCTGCGCTCCAGCAGCCCCAGCACGGACTTAGCCTCTCGGACGCGCCGTATCAGCAGCTGCCTTGCACGCTGGAAGCGGGCAACCTGGAAGTGCTGCCCAACGCCGTGGCCGTCGTCGAGCAGCACGAAACCGGTAAGGGCTTTGAAGCGCAGGTACTGGGTGGGAATAAGAACTTCTATGCTGCCATCGAAGGCAAGAAGCTACGGGAGCTGGCTTTCCCCTATAACACCGAGCATGACTGGGTGCTGCAGGATATGGCAGCTGGTGCTGGGCATACAGACTACTCGAAAGCGTACGTGTATGACCTCTACGATCGGGGCAAGGGCGGGCCGGCCCAGGATGCGCTACTCAAGCTCTATGAGGCGGATATCTACCCGAGCCTCTACGTGCGGGCTGTCTGGCAGCAAATCTTCAATGAAGCGCACTGTAAGTGGACAGGCCCGATGCCCGCCCTGTTTGATCGACTGCTGATGCCCTCGGCTACGGCGCCGGGCTACAGTGAGGAATTCCGCAAAGCGCGTAGGCTGCTGGCCGGCATCAACGGCAGCGGTGGCACGGGCGTCGGCGGGCCGAATACGGACTCCGGCCGCGCCTACGAAGGCCGGCCCGAGGTGGTACGGGTTGTGCCGTTTGATGACACCCCCGCCCGCTATGGCTACGTGGCGCCTACCACGCCCTTAGTCTGGAATCCTGCTGCTCATAGCTGGAAGGCCCTGGAGCCTTGCTACGTGAACATCAATGCCAGCCTGACGGTAGAGCTCAGCAGCCCGTTTGGCAGTGCCCAGGCCCAGCTCTTTACCTATGTCAATGGCCAGGAAATGGGCGGCGGGGCCATTGCCGAGAGCAAGAAGGGGGCGGATAGTACGTACGTCACGGTTTCCACCAGCGACAGTAAGCGGCTGCTGAAGGCGGGGGATGAGGTGACCATCAAAGTGAAGCTCAACAAGGCCAAAGCCGGCGTGTATGGTACCCACAAGTGGGGCTACACCATGTTCAGCGGCGCCGTATATGTGCGCGATGGCAACGCGCTGCCCCTTGATAGCTTTTCGGTGGAGGTGCTACCGGACTTTCCCCCAGGGGGGCGGGTGCGCTTGCAGGACTGGCTGCCCGACATGAGCCAGAAAGACTTTGTCAAGGGCATTATCGGCCTGTTTGGCCTGACGCAACAGACCGACCCCTACACGCGCACCATCACGTTTTCGCCCACAGGGCCCGCGCTGCAGCAGAACGCGGCTAATGCCCTTGATTGGACTCATAAGCTGGATGCCAGTGAGCCAGCGCCACGCCTGTTTCACCTCTCCGGACAGGCCCAGCAGAATTGGTTCCGCTGGAAAGAGGATGACAGCAACCCCGACCTGGCGAAAGAGCTGGGGGATGGCATGCTGCCCTGTCCGGATCAGACGCTCGATGCCAAGCGGGATGCGCTGGTACTGCCTTGGGCCGCTACCACCACGGGCACGAATGGACTGCTCTTGCTGCCCGTGTATAAAGCCCGCGTAGGCACCGTGTCGGTGGAACAGCAGTTCGATACCCAGAACCCGGTTACGCGCCTGGTAGTGCAAACGGGCGTGGCCAGGCGGGTGAAGCTGGTTGATGGTACCACTACCGTTACCATCAGCCCACTCATCACCACGTTCGGGGGGCTCGACTTTGCTACCTCGCTGCTGCCTGCTTACTACACGCACCTGGCTGCGGCCTACCGCCGGCCCTTAGTGCTGAAGCCCGCGGTGCGGTTGCGCCCCGATGAGGTAACGGACTTCAACCAGCTGGTGCCGGTGTGGCTGGAAAGCGAGGGGGCCATTTTTTACGCAAACAAACTCGACAACTGGGAGGCCGATCAGGCCTCGACGGTGGTTGAACTCATTCGCCTGACCTACTAAACCGCCACATATGGACTAGACTTGCCTAGTCGGTAAGTGAGCGGACAAGCGCGAAAGCAGACCATCAACAGCTTCGCCCAACGGTTTAGCGAAGCGTCTCTCAATCATGTAATGGATACCCAAAGCCATCAGCATCATAACCGCAATTAGCCCGAATAGTAGCACATACTTATTTACTACCCCATCTAGGCGCTGAAAAACCACCCAGCCGATACTGGAGTGCAACAGGTACAAGGGATACGTCATAGCTCCTAACCGGCTTAACCAACTGAAAGGCAGATGCAGCCTTCCTTTAATGAGAAGCCAGAATAGCACAAAGAAGGTGACAACAGCCACTGCGGCCACTACAGGGCTGAAGTTAGTATCCTTGAATATACTCTGCATGATGCCTGTTTCGGCTCGAATGCTGCGTATTCCCAGAACAAAGGACAGGGCAAGGAGCGAGTATAATTGCCAAGCAGCAAAGAACTTCTTTTGCAATAAGTAGAATACCATGCCTGCCGCAAAAAATGGCGCATGATTTGGGAAGAATAGGGTGAAAAACGGTGCCTTATCTCCTGGGTCTGGACCTGTTATGGCCACATAGCCAAGCCACAGCAGTAGCAGTGCGGGCAGACTGTTGAATAGGCGATACGCCACCACTAGGCTGATAAGAAAATAGAAGGTGAGCTCTATCGTAAGAGACCAATACGAGAGGTCTACTAGCTTAGCACCGACGAATTCCTGCAGCATGGTCAAGTTGACCAGCCACTTAGTTAGCGAGACATCCAAAGCATCCGACCAGCCGAGCTGCCCAGGCCGTGGGCCGAATGCCCGAAAGAAAACAAAGGTCAAGGTACAACAGACCCAATAAGCTGGGTATAGCCGCGTAACTCGAGACAGGAAAAATTGCTTGACCGTTTTACCCTGCGCGGACATCAACACGACGTAGCCACTGATCATAAAGAACAGTTGCACGCCTAGCCACCCATACTTGGTAACAGGTGCCAGGGCCGGAAAGCTAGTCGGCATAAAGTGGCCCTGCTGATACCCGCGGTACGTGAAATGATAAAAAACGACACTTAACGCTGCCAGAAACCGCATTAAATCGATCTCATAGTACCGAATAGATTTGGGAAGTATTGCCATGTGTTGCCATTGATATAAGCCACAAAAGTAGCGGATGATATCCTTCGATGTGGGCGTAGTGAACTAAAGAGTAAAGTCCGCGACGCTTTTTGCAAATGCGCGACGTTTCTAGGCGTGGCCGTTAGGCGAGAATTTTTCTGCGTGGTAGGTTGCCTGTATGGCACAAGACCAAACCGAGAAGCTGTTATTTGAAGTCCGACTAAATGCCGAGCAGCTCAAAGCCGAAAGTGATGCCGTTCGTAAGAAACAAGCCGAGCTAACCACGGCCATTGCGGCGACGCGCGCTGAGCAGAAGCAACTGGTGCAGGGCTTCAAGACCGGTACCAAGAGCGAAGCCGAGTACGGTGTAGCTGCTCAGGCTCTAAGCGAACGGCTACGGGCCCAGACCAAAGAGCAGGCTGCCGCCACCAAGCAGCTCGAAAGCCTGACGAAAGTAGGTAACGAAGCTGAAGGCTCGATCAACCAGCTTCGCGCTGAGCTGGTCCTAACCACAGCTGCTTATAATGCCCTCAGCAAAGAGGAGCGTGAAAACTCGGAAGCCGGCAAAGCTTTGCAGGTCCGTACCCGCGCCATCAGTGACGAGCTGAAGGAATTAGAGTCGGCGGTAGGTGACAACCGCCGCAATGTGGGCAACTACAAAGGCTCGCTGGAAGATCTCGTAAAGCAGATGGTCAAGCTCCAGGCCCAGGAAAAGAACCTGAGCGAAGGCAGCAAGGAGCTGGCGGAAAACCAGCGGCGGCAGGCGGGCTTCATGACCGCGGCCCAGCGGGCGGCAGCGCAAACTGGCCAGACGTATGATGAGGCGACTAAAACTATTGAAAACTACGCCAAGAGCATTCAGCCCGTCGTAGAAAATCTGGTGGCCTTAGAGGCGGAGCAGGTGCGCATTGTCGAATCTGGAGAGGAAGCTACTGAGTCCTACCGTCGGATAGGCTTCCAGATTGCGGCTACCTCAAAGGCTTTGGATGATGCCAAGCTCGCCACGGAGGGCGCCGGTAACAACCTGAAAAAGGCTGCGGAAGATACGCAGTCATTTACCAGTGCTCTACTGGAAGCTGCTGGCGAAACGGAAACGCTCGGGGGAGCTGTGCAGAAGGCCACGGGCTTGCAGGAAAAGTGGGTGCAAGTGCAGAACCTGAGCCGGCTTGCCATGGGAGCCAGCACGGGCGCGGCTAAGATCCTGAAGCTGGCTCTTGCTGCTACGGGCATCGGGGCCTTCCTCGTTATCCTAGGTTCTCTGGTTACCTACTTCACCCAGACTGCCGAAGGTGGGCGCATTCTAGAGCAAGTGTTTGCCCAGATTGGGGCTACCGTTGATGTAGTGACTGACCGCATCGGCAACTTCGGTAAGGCTGCCGTGCAGTTCTTTAATGGCGACTTTGCGCAGGCTGCCGAAACGGCCAAGGCCAGCTTTCGCGGCGTAGGCGACGAAATCCAGCGTGAAACCAAACTGGCCTTAGACCTGAGCAAAGCTAGGCAGCAGCTAGAACGCGACCAGGCCAACAACATCTCGACCAATAAGCGCCTGCTCAACGATGTGGAGCGGCTCAAGAACCTGCGCGATGATGAGAATAACAGCCTAGCCGTGCGCAATAAGGCCAATGAGGATGCCTATACAGTGGAGATACAGCGGCAAAACACGCTGGCTGATCTGGCGAAGCGCAACCTCGATATCATCAAGCAGGATATTGAGCGCCGGGGTGGCGACGCCAAGGCTACGGTAGAGCAATTACGCGCCCGAGGGGAAGCTGAAAACGAGTACTACGACATCCTCGAAGACAGCGCCGGCAAGCAAAACGAGCTTATCACCAACCGCTTTGCCCTGCAAAAGGAAGGCGAAGAGAAGCTACGTAAGCTCCGGCAGGACTTCCTGAATCTGGAAATAGCCCAGATCGATACGCGCCTAGCCAAAGTGGTGGTAGGCAGCAATCAGGAACTGCAGCTAGAAAAAGATAAGCTGGCCAAGCAGCGGGCGCTGGCGCTCTCGGAAGCCGACTTAACGGCCAATGCTAAGAAAGCCATTGAGGTGAAGTACCGTAGTGACATTGCGCAGCTCGATCGGGAGCACTTGCAGCGCCTACGGCAGCAAGCGGCCGAGGCCCAGCAAATAGCCGTAGCCACGCAACTGGCCCGTGCCCGGGAGGGCAGCCAGGAAGAGTTTGCCCTGAAAGCGGAGGCAGTGCAGGCTCAGCTCACCGTCGCCATTGCCAGCATTGACACCCGGCAGAGCAAGGAAGATCAGGCGGCGCAAGAGGATAAGCTACGGGCTGAGGCCACCAAGCAAACGGCGGAGCTGGATTTTCAGCAGTCGCTGGCCAACCTCGATACGTTCCTCTCCCAGCAGCGCACGCTGACCAATCAGCAGTACGCGGATGGGCAACTCACCAAAGCCCAGCACGAAGCCGCCCTTGCCGCTATTGAGCGGGCGGGGCAGGCGTCGCGCATTGTCACGCTGCAGGACTATGGGCGTAGCACCACCGCCGAGGAAGAAACCCAAAGCCAGCAGCGCCTATCAGCTGCTGAATCGGAAACCGAGCGTAAGCGGGCTCTTGCTGAGCAGGAAGTACAGATCCGCTTTGCTATCGTAGAGGCTGCCCAGCAAGGCACAGATACAATCATCAACCTGTTCGGTGAAGAGTCAGCGGCTGGGCAGGCTGCCTTAGCTGTGAAGAAGATTCTAGCCGTCACGGAAATAGGCTTGAACCTGCAAAAGGAATTGTCGGCTATTGCCGCCGCGGCCGCAGCCAACCCGGCCAACGTGGTAACGGCTGGGGTAGCAGGTATCTCTCAGACCGCTATCCTGTCAGGCATTGCCATTGCGAAAGCGGCCTTTGCTACCGCGCAGGTCTTAGCCTTTGAAAAGGGTGGTGTACTCGCTGGCCCGAGCCACAGCCAGGGTGGCATTCCGTTCGCAATAGCCGGCCGCCCTGGCTTCGAGGCGGAAGGTGATGAGATCATTCTCACCAAAGGAGTGCACCGCAATCCAGCCCTACGGCCATTTGCCAGTCTGCTCAACATTTTGGGAGGCGGGAAGGCCCTCTATAGCTCTGGCCTGTCGGAGCTACGCAAGCCCCTTGATAGTCGCTTTGCAGAAGGCGGGGTAGTGAAGTTCGATCCGAGCTGGATGCCGGCGGCGGCAGCGGGGCGCAGCGGTGGCAGCCAAATTGATTACCAGCAGTTGGCCCAGGCAATTGCTGACAAAGTTGTACCAGGCTTCTATGAGGCCAATAAGGCTTTACCTCCACCGGTAACGAGGCTAACCGAACTACGAGAGAAGCAAGATAAAATGATCCGTAACGAGCAACGTGCTGACTCATGAAGGTAATCGACATTCTGAATAAACTAGAAGAGGGAGGCCATCTGACCTCCCTCTATCAAGCGGGTATTATCAATCTTAAGGCCTTCAGCCAGCGAGATATCTACTTGCGGTGGCAGACGTTGCGGGCATCACTACGCTATGCTCAGGATAATGCAGGTGCCGTGCGCCAGGTAGCAGAGGAAATGGAGGTTTCGGTACCTTCTGTGTACCGTGCTATCGTAGGGATGGAGCAACAAGCTGCTTAGTGCTTTACAAGCGTAAGCACCACCACCGTAGAACGTGTACCTGCCTGCTGTTTGCCGGCGCTTATCACGAGCTGAGATGGCGTGAATACTGAAATATCCTGGAAGTTATAAAAGGTGCCTCCCTGATGATTTAGATTGATCGTCGTGTTCGTGTAAGAATAGGTGCCGGGAATTACCGTTGAAATACCAGAGTGATATTCAAACGTCTTGTCAGATTTGAATACATAATAATTGTCAACGCCCGTCGCAGTAGAGGTATTTTCTACCCCTCCTTTCTCATTATAGATAGTTGTTACATAGGATTTCTCATCCCAGCGGCCACTAAGCTCTTGTAATGGCTTGGGGTCCTCTTCGGTAGAACTGCCACACCCAACAGAAGCACCGAAAAGCAGAAGTAGTAAGAAGATAGAAAGTAAGCGGGTTGGCATCAGTAAAAGATAAAAGTGAAAACGCCACGAATATATCAAGCCTTATCACAGTGCTGATACAATAGTCCTGTTATCTGCGCATAGTACAAAGACCTTCGTGATATGTCCGAAGCGAAGGTTCTTATCTGTGGGCCCATTGTCGCCACTGCTGAAGAAGCAGACGGTGTATGGCCCTATACCACCCTAGAAGATGTCATTTCCCAACTGGAATGGCAGAAGCCGTTTACTGGCGTTCGTGCGGTTATCAACTCCCCAGGTGGGCGCCTAGATAAAGGACTAGGCATTTACGACTATCTGCGTAGCCTGCCCGGTGTTACTATCACTACCGAGGCTATTGGCCAGTGCTCCAGCATTGCCAATGCTGTTTTCCTGGCTGGCTCAGTTCGCTTGGTGCATCCGCATGCTGAAAGCCTAATTCACTTACCCGCCGGGGGCATCAAGAACGCCAACGCGGCTACGGCTCAGGCCTGGGCGGAAGACATGGCCCGCGCCCAAGAACAGCTCATTGGCCTGTATGTGGAAAGAGCCGGTATGGATGCCACCACCACAGCGGAGTTAATGAGCAAAGAAACCGTGCTCACTGCCGAAGAAATGCTCTCCTACGGCATTGCCACTGCTATTGTGCAGCCTGCTACCGCCTTAGCTACGCTGGCTCCCAAGATGGCTCAAGCCCCCTCGCAACCTCAATCGCCGGAAGTACCGGCTTCTTCTGTTATGTCCAAACTCGCCACCATGGCCACTGCATTGCTGGCCACGATTACTGCACTGGGTTCAACCCGCACTGCCACTACTGCATTGGAAGTGGAATCTGATAAAGGGCTCTTGGTAATCGATACGGGTGACCGGGATACCTATCAGGTAGGCGATAAAGTGACGGCTCCCGATTCGCCCAATGATCCCGTAGCAGATGCCGCGTATGTGCTGCCCGATGGCAATACGATTACGGTTGCGGCTGAACTCATTACCGAGATAGTGCCCACCGAAACCACTACTACGGCCACCACGGCTTCAGCCGATGGCGACCCTGTGCAGCGCCAAATCTTGGAAGCTATTCAGGGCCTGGCTGACGTGGTAAAAGGTCATGGTGAAAGCATCACGGCAATGCAGCGCAAACAAGCCACTACGGCGCAGCGCATCGTGCAAGTAGCTGCTGCCACAGGTAGCGCTGGTGTGGTGGAAGTAGATGATGTGACTACTACCTCGCAGCAAGGTAAAACGGCCGAAGTGAAAACGGGCCAGTCAGCTGCTGACCGCCGCGCAGACCGCCAAAAGCAAAACCGCAAGCTGTAATCCAGCTCTCTTTTCTTCTACACTTTATTCCACAGACTACAGCCATGGCTGACAAGATTCTGGATTACGCCTGGGTGACGGGTAACGCGCCCTTCTACGGCCCGGAAGAGTTCCGCGCCTTCATTCTCAAGTTCATTCAGGAAGATCCTGAACTCAACGCCATCATGGTGATTGAGGATGGCATCAAAGCCAAAATGGACGTGCCCTTCGTGGGCCGCTTTGAGAAGGTAACGCACCTCGACCCAGGTTGCGGCGCTCAGCCTACCACGCCCCGTATCCCGTTTGACAAGCTCACCTGGGACCCCATGCCCATGCTGGCCTGGATCAAGGAGTGCGCCACCGACCTGGACCGCACCTTCATGGCCTGGGGTCTGGATGTGGGCTATAAGCGGGATGACCTGCAAAACGCCCTTATCCAGATCAAAACCGGCAACCTGGTACCCGGCGACGCCGGCACCGAGCAGACGGTAGACTACTGGAATGAGTTCGTGCAGGATATGTTCATCTCGGCTATCCGTCGTGACATCTACCGCTTCGCCTTGCTGGGCAACAAGGCCATCACGGCCGCTCAGCTCACGAAGGGTGCTGATGACGTGAAGAACTACAACGCTGTAGATGGGGCCTTCACGCAGGTAATCGCTGCGGGTGCTGAGAACCGCGCCTACGAAATCGCAGCGAACCAGTCGGCTGATCAGGAGTTGCCTGCTGGGGAGTCCTACAAGATCTTCAAGGCGCTCGACAATGCGGCTGAAGGTGATTTGGAAGATGCCGATGATAAAGTACTGCTGGTAACCAGCTCCATTGCCAAGAACTGGCAGGACTACCGCGAGTCGAACGACAAAGTACAGGTAAGCTGGGAGTTGCAGGAAGGCCGCTTGGTAGCGCCTACGTTCCGCGACATTCCGATCATCAAGATCAAGGATCTGGACAAGCTGCTCAAGTCGGACTTCAAGCTGGCGGGCAAAATCGATCTGCCCCACCGCGCTATCCTGACCACGCGCCGCAACCTGCGGGCTGGCTTTGACAGCTACGATGCCGCCACCGAAGTCGATGCCTTCTACGACCGCAAGGACCGCGAAACCCACCTGCGCGCCATGTTCAAGATGGACGTGAAGGTGATGAGCTCGGACTTGATGCTGGCGGCCTACTAAGCTATCCTATCGCGAAAACGCCCCGGCCACTTAGGATGGGGCCATTCTTCACCTCATTTCTAGAAGACTCGACTTATGGCATCCTGCCGTCAACTAAAAAAAGGCGCCGTTGCCCCCTGCGAACCAGGGGTAGCTGGCCTGAAGGCTAAAACTGTCCTCGTGCGCAAGGAAGATATTGCCGGCTTCGTTCGGGACGCGGTTATCAAGAAAGGCATCGTCCTCACCCTGGTAGCGGGCAAGAAGGGCTTCCTCTTTCAAGGCCTAGGCGACAGCAACGCGGCCCGCGCCGAACTCGTGCCCGGCAAATACAAGCCCAGCTATAAGCATGAATTCGACCTGGTTGCCTTCGACCCGGGCCCCGAGCAGGCCGAAACCATGGAAGATTTAGCCGGTGATGCAGAGGGTGTTATTTCCATCACGCTGGACAACAACGGCTACTACAAAGTGCTGGGCCTAAACGGGGGCCTGCGCCCTTCAGCCATGAAAACCGACTCGGCTGATGCCGACCTCGGTGGTGGTATTCCCGCTACGCTCTCTTCCGACAAGGAAGTTGGCCTGGCTGATTACCTGATGGTGATTACGGATGGCGTCTACGATGCCGCCGCTACAAAACTTGCCTTTGAGGCGCTGTACGCTGCACCAGTAGTATGAGCCAGTCAAAGGGGGAGTGGGTGGATAGGGCTCGTCAGATAAAACTGGCGGGCCTGATGCGCACCGACTCCGCAGAGCTGGCCGCGGTATACGCCGCCCTATATCCTACAGCCGAACCCGTACGGGTCGGCTGCTATAAGTGCGTAGCCGAGGCCTTCCAGGCTGTTCTGCGCTACCTGCGCACTGCCCCCACGGATTCCTCCACTTCATTTTCTGCTGTTATGTCCACTGCCACTCCCAAAGTAGAACGCAAGTACTCCTTTGTTGACACCAATAAAACCTACCGCCCGCATAATTCGCCGGTGGTGTTTTCCAATGCTAACCTCACCGATAAGCTGATAGGCTCGATCCTGAAATCTGATCCGGCCATGGCGGTGCACTTCGGTATATCCGAAGAGGAAGGCCAGGAGTTCGTCGAATCGCTGAATCAGACCCCGCCCAGTGCCGAAGAGCAGCGGGCTGACGCCTTCAAGCAGTTGGAAGGCCTGAAGCGAGATGAGTTGGAAGGCTTCTACTCGTCGGAGGTAACCGATGGACAGGATCCCAAAACCTTCGCCAACAAAACGGAGCTGATCAACGCCCTGCTCGATAGCCGCGCCAAGTAAGCCGCCTGCTTGCTGAATGCCCATAAAAGGCCCGCACCGCACTTCGGCGCGGGCCTTTTTCTTTTTTCCTGCCTACCTCTCCCTCTCCGTGTCCACTGCTACTGAAACTCTTGCCCCCATGCTCCAGGCCCAGCGTCAGGTGATAAAGGCCCAAGCACTGCGGCCCGACATCATCACCCTTAACACGCCGACTGACTACCCGAAGTGGGGGGATGACAACCTGTATCCGCAGCGCCTGCTGGCTGCCTACGCTGGCTCGGGCACGGCGACGGTGTGCGCCGAGCGCAAAGCCCAGTTTATTGAGGGGAACGGCTTCACAGATACCACCTTCTATCGAGCTGTGATTGACCGGGCCGGAGGCACTATCGATAGCTTGCTGCAGCCCGTAGCTAACAACACGGCGTACATCGAAGGCTGGGCCGTGCGGGTGAACATCAACGCCAACGGCTTTCCTTGTGAGGTGCTGCACCAGCCTAAAGAGCAGGTGCGGCCCTACTATCCGGAGGCCAATGGCGTTACCCGCTGGGTAGGTCTGGTGCGCAATCCAGCTGCTGTGGCCAAGCGTGGAGCTACCTACGCTTCCCGTTCGGGACTGCAGAAAGTACCGGTGTACAACCCACGCGAAAAGCCCGAAGCTAGGTTGGAGCGCATTGCGGCGTGGGAGAATGAGAAAGGGGAAAAAATTGGGCTAAAAGGATACCCAGGGGAAATCTATTACTGGTTTCAGAAGCGCACTGGTGCCTATCTGCACCCGCGCCCGCTGATTGATGCCGTGCTCGATGACGTGTACTCGGAGCCCAATTTGAAGCGCAGTCGGGCGCGCGACTTAGATTCGGGCTACTCCGCGCAGGTGATGATTACCGAGTACGGTACAGACAAGCCCACGCCGGAAGTACTGGAAGCTAATAACCTCAAATACGGCGTCTTTGTCGGCCCTGATGGCAGTAGAATTCTGCTGCAGTATGCGCTGAATAAGGACCAGAAACCCGATGTAGACACCCTGCAGGCTCCTGATGCCAGCAAGCGCTACGTAACAGATGAGGACGCGATTAAGCAGAATATCCGCGAAGCTATGCAAATGCCGGGCGTGCTCTTAGGGCGGGAAATCGCGGGCAAGCTTGGCAGCCTGCAGGAACTCCAAGACGCCGTGCTCTACGTGCAAACGCTGGTCGTCAACTCGCCGCAGCGCGCCATTGAGCGAGGCTTTGAGGCTGTGTTTCGCGACTTCCAGAAAGCCGATGGCTCGTTTCCCTTCCGCAACCTGAAGGACTTCTCCATTCAAAACCTGACGCTGGAGCAAGCAGCTAAGCTAGCTGGCGTACCAACCGAATCAGCGCCAGCCACCCCGACTGCGGAAGATACTCCCCTCAATAACTGATTCTACCCTGGCCATTCTGGCTAGCCTGCCTGTGCTTCTGGCGAATGAGCTGCTGAAAGATGTGCCTCGCAAGAAGAAGCTGGAAATGATGGGCTTACCCCCTGATACGCCTTTAGACCCCGACAATGGAACCGCTGCTGCTTAGCCTCGAAGATTTCAAGCCTTACTGCGACCTACCCGAGAACATGCGGCTGGAACGCATGGCTCCCCACATTCGGGAAGCCCAGCGCCGCCTAAAGCCGCTCTTAGGAGAGCAGCTGCTAGCCGAGTTGGTGCGCCAGCACAAAGCCGAGGCGCTATCGGGCGACTACGTGGAGCTACACAGCCATGCCGTGCCTGCCTTGGTGCATGCCACACTGGCTGCCTTCTGGCCCTTCTCCCAGGCGACGCTGACTAGCGCAGGCTTACGGCAAAAGGATAGCCAGTATTCCTCGGCTGTTGATGCCCGCACGCTGGCAACGCAGGCCTCGGTGTACGATGGCCGGGCCCTGAGCTACGAAGTAGAGCTGCGCACTTGGCTCATCGCCAACGCTTCCAGCTTCGCGGGCTTTTATCCAGACCGCGCTCACTGTGGCGACTCGCAGCCCGCAGCCCGCACGGCTACAGTAGTGGTGCAGGCTATTGGCCGCCCCGCCTACCGCCGCTAGTAAGCTACTGGGATTCATGGCCCAAGTGACTTCGCCGGCTCGGCATACGGGCTGAAGCCCCACAAACAGTCTAACGCCACGGACTACTGCACAGGCCCAGCCGTTACGGGCGGGGCTAGTGCAGAGCTACGCTAACCAACCACGGCTAGTCGGATGCCTGCCCAAGGGTTGCGCGACACTTCAGCTTATCCAACTCGATTTTATTCCGGTAGCCTTCGGGCCAGTACTCTTGGGGCCACTCATCCCAATCATTTGAAGGATAGGGTGGAAGAGGGTAGTTAGGATCAGGGTTGGAGAAAAAACCTAAAAAACGGCTTATGTAGTTGCGTAGCAGTTTTACCATAGAAAGATATGAGGTATAAATAAAGCTAGGAAAGATAGAAAATAAAGATGCATATAAGTCAAACCGTCCTGCTTTTTCCTAGCCGCCCTGCCCCGCATCTATTCGTTCTCAGTGCCACGTCTGACCAACGCCTAGCACCATGACCTATTCAATCTGCCTGCCTCGCTATGCTCCTCGCTATCCGCTGCTTTGGCCTCCGCCAAGCTGGCAACAGGTGGTAGCCGGCCTACCTCTTCTCCCTAATCATTTCCTCGCTACGTCAATCGCTGTGCTGCCCTCTTATACTTTCCTTGTTGTGTTGTTGGATGCGGGGACTGCTATGCCTACGCCTGTATTAGCAGGCATTGTTGGGGCTGTAATTGGCGTGGCCGCGTGGCTACTTAACCGAACCGTATCGGGCTTCGATGCCAGCACCAAGGAGACGAAGGATGCCGTGCACCAGCTCACGCAGCTGGTAACGGAAATGCGGCTGGAGCGCAAGGATGACCGGCAGTTGGTCAACTACCTAAAAGAGCGGCAGGACAATCTGGAAAAGGAAAATAAGGTGCTGCATACGAGTGTGCAGGCTTTTGATAAATACCTGTACGGCCTGCAGCAAGCAGGCAAGAATCTTCCGCCTCAACCCTAATCACTAATACACTTATGGAACAATCCCCCAACACCTGTACGCCTTGGCAGAAAACCGTGGCCTACATCCGCCGGCATGTACCCTTCTTCCTGGGCCTGCTCATTGTCCTGGCCTACCTGCTCACGCCTGAGCTACTACCCAAGCTCACCTTCTGGCTATACGGTGCTGAGCCAATTACCCCTGGCGGTGCTGATCCGGACGGGGCGCAGATAACCGCCCTGCACCAAGCACAGGGAGCCAAACAGTTCGGGGCGGTGGTGAGCATCTTCCTGGCGGGCTCAGGCTACTTCTGTGGCATCATCGTGCTGGTCTGGTCGCTCATGCACTACATCACTCCCGGCCTGCCAGTGTGGGCCAAGCGTCACTTCACGGCTGGTTTTGTCGTCGAGGATTCTACTGTTCAACTTTCGGAAGAATGTCAGTACAACATCTACTTAAAAGTCTGGTTTGGCTTGCTCTCGCTGTATGCGGCCTGCCTGCTGGTAGCCGCGCTCAGTCAGTAGCCCAGCGTTCGAATGCCGCCTGCACCCTCGACTGGGCAGGGCGGCAAACGGGCGTGCGGGAACTGACCGGCCGCAACGATGGGCCGCAAATCAACGCCTGGCAAAAGGCCGCAGGAGCGGCCCTCTATGGCCCCTGGTGTGGCGTATACCAGGCAGCCAACCAGCGGGCCTGTGGCCTACCAGTGCCCAAGGGAGCCGCTGGCTCCTATAATTGGTTCACCGATAAGACGCGCACCTACTACTTCACTGGCAAGCGTGGCTCCATCGATAGCCTGAAGCCAGGGCATGTAGTGGGTTTCTACTATGCAAGCCTGGGCCGCATCGGGCATATTGGCCGGGCGGTAGAGATGGGCCGCAGCATCCGCAAAGGCCGGCCCGCCCGTGGCTGGTATGTGAATGCGGGCAATACGGGCCGAGGTGGGGGCCGGGATGGTGGGGGCGTGCGTGTCGTGTTTTACCCTAACTCGGACATATCCGCAGTTGCAAACTGGCTGTACTAACCATGGATACTCCTAAACTAAACGGCTATGGCCGGTTGCTGCTGCTGATCGTGGTGGGCATTCTTTTACTCGGCTTCGGCCTAGGAATCACAATTGGCCTGAGTAGCTGTGCTACATCAAAAAATGTAGCAAGCGAGAGTGTGTCAGATGCAAGCCCAGAGGATACAGGCCAGTACGCACGCGACCAGCCGTACAAGGCGGCTAACTACGCTAATCAGGTACCAACGGCACAGGCTGACCAGCCAAAGGGAATAGGCTTTCTAGGCCTAGGCAAGCGCTCAGGCAAGCAGAAAATAAAGAACAGCACCATTATCAACCAGTACGGCACCGGCAACATCGCTGCTGTGCCTACCAAAACGGAAGCCCCGACCCAGCTAGGCACCGGTAACAAGGCCACCGATAACCGGGAAGCAGGCGCCGATGGTGGGGCCGCAGGTATTGGCAAGGGCAACGCACCCTCAGTCAGCACAAAGGAGGTAGGCCCGCCGTGGTGGGTGTATGGCCTGTTGGTGCTAGCTGGTGCTACAGGCGGCTGGATATTACGCAATCATGCTAGCAAGTGGGCCTGGGTACCAGCTCGCTGGAAGCTGGCCTAA